AGTAGCAGGATTAAGTGCCGGCATGAGTTCAGCAGATTTAGCAGACCCGGCTTCAATTAGTGCTGGTCTTAAAAGTGCAGTAGGTGCAGGTGCAGTAGGTGATGCATTCTCAGGAGCCTTAACATCAGGTACTGGTGCAGTTTCTGACTTAATAGAAGGAGCGGCACCAAACGCAGTCGGTGCAATTAATAATGCAGTAGACGGTGTATCTGCTCTCGGTGAAAGTACACAGAGACTTACTAACTCAGGTGGATTACAAGCCGCGGCTAGTCAAGTTCAAACAGGAGCAACATCCAGAATATCAGGTGCAGTTGCATCAGGGATAAGTCAACTGCCAGGTGGACAAAAACTCGCCGGTTCTGTTATTGATAATGCTAAAGGTGCAGTCAATCCAATAGCAGACGGTTTGGGTACTGTGACAGATGGATTAGGAGATTTAGCGGCGAAAGCATTTGATGGTCTAGATGCAGGTGATATAGCATTTGAAGGACAATCAGCATTAGGAGATATTAAAAACTCATTTAACTCTCTTACAGATCAGTTAACAGGAGCAATAGAGAGTCCATTATCAGCCGCATTAAGCCCGGGGGCGGCAGCCGCATTAAAATCTGCATTGTCATCATTGACTGCAGGTGGCGGTTCAACTGTTAAACTGCCTGTTGTTGCATTCAACACATATGATCGATCTACAATTACAGGATTAGTTGATAAAGTGTTAGGAGATCCGATTGTGCCTAGACCAAACTTATTAGGTGAAATACCAGCCGCGGCACTAAGCGCCTTTGGTGCACTATCAGCATTAAAGAAAACATTATCCAAAGACGTAGCAAAATTGAGTAGTTTGTCTAAAGATATTGCTAAGAAAAAATCTACATTGTTTGCGGCACAATCAAACTTCCCTGCAGGTTCACCTGAAATAGCGGCCGCTCAATCAGCATATGATTCAGCAGTAACAGATCCTGCATACAAAGACCTAGTTGATAAGATACAACAAGCAGAACAACTATTTGATGGTGTTGTATTAAATGATACAGTGGCACAAACGACTAATCCGTTTAGTGATATTGAAACTTTACTTGAAGCATCATCTAGTACTACTAGTCAGGGCGGAATAGGGTTTAACAATTCATCAACAAACAACGGAGTGCAAGATCCAAATAACCCAGTTCAGGGGAACTTTGACGAGGTTAACGCGGTTATATTACAAGGTATTGATCCAGTTGCTACTAACACATCTCAATACGGTACTTCATATTCAAACATACTAGCAACTATAGCAAAAACTTATGTACCTACAAGTAAATCTCAATATCAAATTGAACCTTATACGACTGACTACATGCCTGAATCAAACGGAGTACCTTACGAACCGAACAACTCAGTAGAAAGTGTTGTTGGTGATGATGCATCAGATGCACTACCACCAGAGGTTGATAGTTATAGTGAGACTGGTATCTACACTAACTATGGTCTCTATAGTTATCAAGGTGGCGCCAGTTCTTGGAAATGGGATACTATCTCTATGACCTGGAAACATAAATAGTATTATGGCAACTTACGTAGGATTTTCAACAATAAATGCAGACAAAACTAGAACAGTTAACCCTGTACCTGGAATTGATGGCCAAGCAAACGGCATAACTGATCCTATAGTATTCGGTAAAAAGTTTAGATTAACTGATGAACAACTTGTTATACAAGATTTAGTAAATGCACTTAATATTAGACGTGGAGAAAAAGTAGGTAATCCAGCATATGGCACAACAATGTGGGACTTTATATTTGAACCTAACATATCAGATGTGCAAACTGCAATTCAGAATGAAATTAGACGAGTAGCAGGCTTAGATCCTCGACTAGTTCTTAATACAATACAAGTATATCCCAAAGATAATGGCATTTTAATAGAAGTGCAATTATCTATTACTCCGTACAATAATGCTGGAGATCTAGCATTATTCTTTGATTCTCAGACAAACACTGCCGCAGTAGCATAAAAAAAGTCGGTTTTTCCATAAAGATAAATACTTGAAACAGGGAAAAACTATGGCTACAAGTTCAAGGCAATCAGGACTCTTTGGAGTAAATGATTGGAAAGCAATCTACGAAACCTTTCGTGAGGCAGACTTCCGTTCATATGATTATGAAACTCTAAGAAAAAGTTTTATTGACTATATTAGACTTTATTATCCTGAAACCTATAACGATTATATTGAAAGTTCAGAGTTCATTGCTCTACTTGATGTCATGGCTTTTATGGGTCAAGGTCTTGCTTTTAGAAATGATTTAAACACACGTGAAAATTTCATTGACACGGCCGAACGTAGAGACTCTGTAGTAAAACTTGCAGACTTAGTTGGGTATACACCTAAAAGAAATTCTTGTGCATCTGGCTTCTTAAAAGTAACATCAGTTAGAACAACTGAAAACGTCAGAGATGCAAATGGTGTCAACTTAAGTAATACACCAATAAGTTGGAATGATCCTTCTAATCAAAATTGGTTAGATCAGATGAATACAGTATTCAATGCGGCTATGGTTGATTCACAAAAAATAGGTAGACCGGGAAACACATCTGATATTTTAGGTGTAACAACAAGTGAATATGCAATCAGTCTTCCAGACGGAACAATGCCAATTGTCCCATTCACTACGCAGGTTGATGCTCAAGGAATGAACTTTGAATTAGTAAGTGCAACTTCATTAGATGAAGATTACGTTTACGAGATTCCACCAGCACCGACTAATAAAATTAATATGTTATATAGAAATGACAGATTAGGTTTTGGTAGTCCAAACACAGGGTTTATGTTCTTCTTTAAACAAGGAACATTAACTCCATACAACTTTAATTTTCAACAACAGATTTCTAACCAAACAATTAACATTGATGTTGAAGGTGTCAACGAAACTGATACATGGTTGTATCAGACAAATGCAGACAACACATTCGGATCATGGAAAGAAGTAGAAAATGTTTATGCAGATGCATACTTACAAACAGAATCAAGTGATAAGAAAATCTTTTCTGTAGGCTCACGTGTTAACGATCAAGTTACATATGTATTTGGTGACGGAGTATTCTCAGAGATGCCCGTAGGCAACTTTAGAGCATATGTAAGATCAAGTAATGCACTAACATATGTTATTGACCCTTCTGAAATGAACGGTGTCAGTGTGTCTATTACATACGTTGACAGAGTAGGTAGCACACAAACATTAACAATGAACTTTGCATTGCCTGTTGCTGTAACAAATGCACAAGCAAGAGAACCTATAGCGGCTATCAAGCAAAGAGCACCAACAAGATACTATACACAAAATCGTATGGTTAACGGAGAAGATTACACAAACTTCCCTTATACTCTTTATAACTCTATTATTAAATCTAAAGCAGTTAATAGAAGTTCTATTGGTGTATCTAAAAACTTAGATTTACTTGACCCAACAGGCAAGTATTCAAGTACAAACTCTTTCGGAGACGACGGAGCATTGTACCAAGAGTCTGCTGATGGCTTCTTAACATTACAAGTAAACAACACATCAGACATTATTCAATTCTTTACAGATGATTTAGCCGCAGTACTTGCATTGAATCGTGCTAATCAGTATTACATTCAAAACTATACACGTTATGCATATCCAAATGCAGGTAGTCCAGTATTATATTGGAAAACAAGTTCCGTAGACTCATCAAGTGAAACAGGATATTTTTATTCACTTACTGGAACTATAGAGCAACCTCAACCATTAGGAACATTCACAACTACTAATGCAAAGTATGCAACTCAAGGGGCATTGTTAAAATTTGATGCTCCAGTTGGATTCTATTTTGATAATAATAATCGTTTAGTTGCTGGCGTACCTACTGGCGGAGAAAGAAGTTATATATGGTCAACAATACTAAATGTTGTTGGTGATGGTAACAATAACGGAGAAGGAACATTCGCAAACGGCAAAGGCCCAGTTACTTTAAACGGTTATGTACCTGACGGAGTAACACTTACAGAGATTATTCCTGTCTTTGATAACTCATTATCAAGTGCAGTTATACAAGAAGCAATTCTTAAAATCGAATTACAACAAGACTTTACTTTAATCTTTAATAATTCATTATTGATCAACCAAGAACGTTGGTCAATCGGTGCGTCATCAAACGCAAACTACTTTGTTAAATTTACAAGTTTAGGAAACAATCGTTATACAATAACTTATAGATCATTGACATATTACTTTGGTAGTGTTGCAGATACACGTTTCACTTATAATAAAGATGAATTAGTGTACGATCCGTTTACTGGTAAAATTATACAAGACTTTATTAATGTATTAGGTATCAACACAGTCTTTAATACTTCAACTGCGTTAGGCGCAGATACTAAAGTTAATATCTTGGGACAAACAGTTGAGTCAGACGGTTATGTAAATGACTTCCAAGTTGAAGTTGCCGCTACTGATGTCAACAATGGTCAATTAATTTTAGACCCAGACTTCTTTAATGACATTACTGGTTTTGTAAATAACGGCGCTAACACAGGGGTGTATGTATTCTTTAGAACAATCACTGATCCAGTTAACTTGACAAGACAGTTAATTGTACCTAGTAGTGATATCGTTTATACATACGGAACTAAAAATCAAATTGAAATTGTAAAATACGAATTCCCTGTAGGACAATTATTTTATGCATTTACTGATAATAAATTTTATAAGTCAGTGCAAGATCCTACTATTACAACTCCTAATTATATTATGACTGAACAGTTAGATTATTCAGTTAAATCAGGTAGACAAGGAATAGATTATCAATATAGACATAATGCTAATAATACAACTCGTATTGATCCAGCAACAACAAATATTATTGACTTATACTTGGTAACACAAGCATATTATACAGCATATAACAATTATATTAAAGACACTACTGACACAGTAGCCAAGCCTGATCAACCAACACTTAACGAACTGAATACAGCATATCCCAAAGTACAAGATTATAAAATGTTGTCGGATTCAGTTATATTAAATAGTGTTACATTTAAACCCTTGTTCGGTATAAAAGCAGATCAATCATTGAGAGCAACTATTAAAGTGGTAAAATCACAGTCAACAAATGCATCAGATAGTGAAATTAGAAGTTCTGTGTTATCAGCAATGGACAGTTATTTTGATATCAACAATTGGAACTTTGGCGATACTTTCTTCTTCTCAGAATTAAGTGCGTATCTACATGAACAAATAGGAGAACTAGTGAGTTCGGTTATACTTGTTTCAGATGATCCTGAAAAACTATTCGGTGATCTTTATGAAATTAAATGTAGACCTTATGAAATATTTGTAAACGCGGCTACTACGAATGATATAGTAATTGTACCCGCACTAACTCCTGCAACAATGCAGTCTTAAGGTTATAAGTAAATTATGGCAAAGATCAGAACATTAGAGTTTTTACCTGAGATATTTAAAACCTCTACCAATGCACAATTCTTAGGTGCAACATTAGATCAATTAGTAAACGAACCCAAAACAGAAACGTTGCAAGGGTACGTTGGAAGTAAGTTTGGGTACGGTGTTAATGCAAAAGATTATTATGTAACTGAACCAAACAAAACAAGAACAGATTATCAACTAGCACCCGGTACTGCATTCTTAAATAAGAATCAATCTACTGCTAAAGACTTTTTAACTTACCCTGAACTTATAGATGCATTGCAACTTAAAGGTGGAGTAACATTAGATAACTCACGTTTGTTTAACAGTCAATTTTATTCATGGGACTCTTTTACAGATTTCGATAAGTTAATAAACTTTAACCAATACTATTGGATACCAGAAGGGCCTCCAGCAGTAACAGTTGCTAGTGCTACAGTATTCTCAGAATCTGATTACATTGTAACAGATACATCAAATGCTTACAATATTAAAGCATTAGGTGCCGCATCAGGATCTCTCAATCCTACACTGACATTACTACGTGGCGGGTCTTATAGATTTGCAGTCAACCAAGAAACTCAGTTTTGGATACAAGGCGTACCCGGAGTAACAGGCTTAGACGGAGCACAAAATACTAGAGAGATTTTAGGTGTTAACAACAATGGTGCAAGTACTGGTTATGTAACATTTACAGTTCCTAGTAGAGAAGCACAAAATGAATTTTTATTCCCGGGCAACAATACAGTTAGTGTTGTAAGTACAAAACTATTCTCAGAAGTTAATGGCTTAACAGTTAGTCAAGTAGGAAACATCGATGGTGTAACTTCATTAGAAGGTCTTACTGTTATGTTCTATCAAACAGGAGAACCAAATGAAGTAGGCTTTGTTCAATCTTTCTTTGATGAGAATGGAGCAAACTATGATGTCAATTTAGCAACGCCTGAAATCGTTGCTCCAGTTACTTTAGCAATTGACGAGACAACTACATCACAACTTAAATTGTCATCTGGAACTACAACAGACTTAGTTGCAAATCAGACTGTTACATTTACAGCAGTACCTGAAGCAGATCCTTTGATTGGTGGACTTGACGTTGATACAATTTATTATATAAAAGACATTATTGATTCAACATCATTTACAATTTCAGCAACTCTTAACGGTACAACATTACCATTAGTTGCTGAAACAGGTTCAATGGTTGCAAACATTAACGAAGGTTTATGGGAAGAAGGCTTCTATACAAACGTTAGTGAAAATTATTATACAATTACTTATGTTGGAGACTCAACAGATCCAACTATTCGTTTGATTCCCGCTGGTGTGATACCATCAGAAGAAAAGATTACTGTTCAATTCGGTACATCTTACATTGGCTTAGACTTTTATAGATCATTAGCAGGTGAGATTACTAAAGTACCTTATCTGTCAGCAATACTTGATACATTATACTACCAAGACGGTACAAATGCAAATAAAGTGGGTAGTATTAAGTTAATCGAAAGTAACTTAACAAACACCTTAGATGTTGATGAAGACATTCTAGGTCAAAAGACATTCACATCTACTAATGGTGTTGTCTTTACGAACGGATTAAAAGTACAATTCAACGGAGATGTTATTCCGTCAAAATATCTAAGTGGTGAATACTATATTCAGGGTGTAGGAGAATCTATTAACTTGATTCCGACAACTGATCTAACAGTACCAGAAGACTTTACTGGAACAAACTATATTCCATATGATTCATTACCATATTCAATTGGTAACTTTGATACTGAATTGTTTATTCCTGTTAACCAAGATTATATTACTATAGGTAGAAACTCTATCAATAGAAATGCATGGTCACGTTCTAACAGATGGTTCCACATTGATGTTATTAATGCTACTGCCAATTACAACGAAGACCCTTCTATCGTAACAACTTATGCTACGGGTAATGCAAAAGCAAAACGTCCGATCATTGAGTT